CATCACCTTCGCGTGCGCGTCGGGCGTGGTGCTCGCCGCGGCAAGCATGGACATGTCTACATCTTGAGGGCGAGTGTCGAAAATTGAGCCAGCCATTAGTCTTTGAATTTGAGTCCGCGGGTTTGCTGTCTGATGCGCACCTCGTTGTAGTACGCCCTCTGAATCTCTTCGTCAGTGGGCAGGCGCTTCTGCGTCTTCTGAAACTGCGTCCGAATGCGCCCTTTAATTTCGTCACTAATATCGGACACAATCTTCGTATCAGGAGCTGTTGCCTCTGCTGGCGTCAACTCGAATAAAAACTTCTTATCGGCGCCAAAGTATTTGCCTTTGACTGCGGCTTTAAGAAGCAACTCGTCAGAAATCATCTGAACGTCGGCAGGAACTACCTTTTTCTTGGTGCGCGACTCGACTGCCCTAACCTCCTCCTCAAGCCTCTTTTGAAACTGGTATCTGTACTTGCGCCCATTCTCATCCTTGTCCTTCCAGCCCATTGAAGTCATAGCGTCATCCGCAATTTCATGAATGGACCGAATGCCCTCGTATTCAAGCTTTTGCTGCTCAGATAAATTTGCTTGCTGAAGGTGTATTTGCACAGTCTTAAGCTCTGCAAACTCTTTTGGAGTAAGCCCCTGAGCAGTCAGGTCTAGGGAACGAAACCAATCTCTGGTTGCCTCGTCATTTGAATATGCGGTTGCTAAAAACCGATACACCTTTGCTTCGTCCTTACCGAGGTCTTTACCCTGCGACTTTTCTTCCCAAATCCTTTCTACAAGCTCGCGCTGCTGAGGCGTCATCCGCCAGAAGTTCTCTTCCTTACTGAGGCGGTCATACTTTTCGTTCTTCTGAACCCGTGTTGCGTAGCTGTTAAACGTGTCAACCTGGAAATCGTGCTGTGCCTGCTTGCGCTGGTTAAACTCCGCGGCGATACGCCGTTGCACCTGATCGCGCACCTCGCCCTTCCCCTTAAGAAGGTCGGCCACCAGGGTATTGGCTGCGGCTTCTTGCTCCTGCAAAGTCGTAGCTTTTCCTTCAGGAGTCACCGCAAACACGTCTGGTGTAACCATGTCCAAGATCCGATCAGTCCAAGACTGCGACTCGTCAATAACAGTCCCGCGCTTGATTGCGTCGTTCACCGCAGCTTTGGACTGATATGGGATCTGATCAGCGTAGCGTTCCTTGTACGCCTTCACCGCGTCGGTGTTTCCCTTCTCGGAAAGTAGCTTGATTGTCTGGACGTGAAACTCCCCAACGTGCTCTTGAATTGCCTTCTCGACATCCTGCGCGCTCCTGCCGGTGCGCCTGGCGTTCTCTGCAATAGAGCCCGACATCAACTGCAGTGCGTTGTCCCACTCCGAAAAGTCAAATCCGCCTTCCTGTGTTTGCGGAAGAGTCAATGACGGGTCGTTGTCCAATGCAGTGAGCGCCCGCGTTTTTGTCGAGCGCAGAAAGTTCTCGGTCGAGGTGTTCGCCGTGTCGACGATCTCGCGCTGCACATGCGTGCTGAGCGTGCGGTTGTACTCGTTCCATAACGTATCGCGCACGCGCTGAAAACGCATCTTCACTCGGTCATTGCCGAGCGAGTCTTGGATCTCGTTCAGGTCATTTTGAAAGTCATCAGCAAAGGTGCGGGCGTTCTCGTAGAGGTCTGCGCCTTTGCGAAACAGCACGCCGGTTTGCGGGTTGTAAAGGCGCTCGGTCTGCTTGTTCTGCGCTCTGGCAATGGCGTCCTGCGCGGCAATGTCGTCCGCCTTGTCGCGCTCGGCCTTGTAAATCTCCATCCCAGCCCTGCCGACGTTGGCAAGCCCCTGCGCCAGTCCGCCGCCCATTTGTTCCGGGCTGACGTTTGGATTAAGGTTCGGCGTGGATATTTGACCTTGGGCGATCTGCGGCCCGTTGTAGATGGGTGCGGTTGGCATGGTGTTCGATTAACCCGATTTTGCGGACGACCGACCCCCGCCGTTTTGCCTATCGCCAAACATGACGTAGGCGTCTCTTGCGGCGCCCCCGAGCCCGGTGAGCAGTGTGCCTGTCCCTTGTATGCCGCTGTTCAAAGCTCCCTGAATGCTCGAGTTGATGGCCTGCAATTTGTAGCCCCACGCTTCCAGGGCGGCGTTATTCTTGATGGTGATAGCGTCGACCTCGGTCCACTTGGCGGCGTCCTCCTGAGCTTCAAGCGCGGTGCCATCATCCACCAGGACGTTCTGCCCGGCAAACGAAGTCCGCTGTGCTCCGCGAACGCCGCGCATCTTAAGCCGGTGCCGGTAAATCGCTTCAATGCCCCGGTCCTCAGCCCACCTAGCCTGCATGTCCCCAGAACGGGCGTTGAACTCGGAAATCTTGCGGCTTGTGCGCGCAGCACTGTTGGCTGCATAGAAGCCGCCAATAGCACCGCCAATCTGCATGCCGAGGGATAGTCCTCCCAGAGCGCCCATGCCGCCGCCGCCGCTCGATGATCCGCCCGATGATCCGCCTGATGATCCGCCTGATGATCCGCCTGATGCCATAGTGATGCCTCTATTTTGGTGCCACGGTTACCTGGGGCACAATCGAAAGAATCGTGATTGGGATAGGATCTTGTTGCTCGACGGTCACCTGAGCGTTCTTGTCCCACTGCGCGATGGTCTGCACCTCAACCAATCTGGTGGCCAGTGCCACAGGTTCGTTGTAGGGCTCGTACTGGCGCTGCTTGTATTCGCGCAGGTGCGCTTGGTCCGGGCCGGCAAAGATGCCCCGGGAGCTTTCCACCTGCATCGACACCTTGTTGATGATCTTGTGCTTGTCCGAAATGGTCTCGGCGTTTTGCGCGTCCAAGGCAAGCGTCTTGATCGTCGATAGGTAGGGCAGGCCCACATGCACCACCGAGTAGGGCCGGTCAAGCGTGATCTTCCCTGTGCCGTCGACTACGCGCTGCGGATGCACATTTCCGTCAGCGAGGATCGCCACGGTCTTGCCGATCAAAAAGCTCAGCCCGGATATTTCATCGACGCAGCGCGACCAGTTGGTGCTCGTGACGCCGGCAAACCCGGCAGGAATGTTCTTTGATGGCTGGACGACAAGCACGGTGGCGCTGACGTATTCCAGCACGCTAAACCGGATGGTGACGCTTCCGACAGTGAGATCGTAAGCGTTGCCCACCTCGCCGGCGGTAAATGAGCCTGCGCTGGCGACCAGGAACTGCGTCTGCTGTACGGTGAGCCCGGTGTTGGCTTCGACTTTAAGCGTCGTGGCGCCGGCATTCTTGCCGTCGTAGGTCCCGCCGCAATCGACGAAGAAAGCATCGCGCTTGATGTCGATGGTCTGCGAAGTTGCTCGGGGCGCGAACCGTTCAATGTAGCGTTTGCTCACGCCGTTGACGGTGCGCTGAACCACCACATAGATGCTGTCTTCGTTGCCCTCTGGGACCGCGACGACGTCTTCAAACTGGCCGTCGGTGTCGTGCCGGTGCCATCCCCACACTTCGTGCTCGCGCACATAGGTAAGCCCAAGCAGCGTGCCGTCGGATCGCACGGTCCACACGATGCTGTGAGGAATCTGGGCGTAGTCCCAGGCCACAATCTGATACCCGTCAAATAGGTGCGCTGCAAAGACGGTCAAGTCTCGCCCGGTGTAGCCATCGGACTGGAAGTCGTAGCGAAGGTCCCGGCAAACTGTCCCGCGGGCCTGCACATACAGTGCGTTATTGCCCACAACGATGGGCGGAATGCCCGAGCTGCCGGTGTAGCCCTGTTGCTTCAAATTGATTGCGGAGGGGCGGACCACTCCGTCAGCGTCCCCAAGGATCAGCCACTCACCCCCGCTGGTGAGAATGAGCATGTTGCCGATCTCGAGCAGGTGCTCGATTTTGTTCACCTGCCGGCCTGCAATGGTGAATGTGACCGCGTCATCGTCCTGCAGGGGCGAGCGGATCGAGAAATTCTTGTAGTTGCCGGTGCGGCTCATCCACACCTTTTCCGGGTTGTTCGTCGACGATGCGAATAGCTGGCGCTGCTGGTAGTACGAGACCACCCCGGGGTAATCGTTTGCCGTAGGAAATGGATTGCGACTCTGAGGCGGCGTCTCAGTCACATCGGCGCTCAGCCCATCGTCTTTGAACGACGTGCCCTGCGCTACGCCGATGTAGCCAAACACGCCGTTCTTTTTCTTGTAGACGTTGTATTCCTGCGCGCCGCTGACCGCGGTCCAAGTAATCGTGACAGGCGAAGCGGTCGTGGGAGCGGCAGTTGAGGAGCCCACTTCGCTGGTTGGCAGACTTTCCTCAAACGTCTCAGCCTTTACCGCCGTGACCACATAATAGTTGGCGGTTCCTGCAGGCGATGCGGCGGGCGTAGTAGGCGCCGCAATGCTCGGAGCAAACGTCAACGTGGAAAGCGTCCAGGCTGTGTCGCCTGTGCGGGCCAGCGTTCGGGGCGCATAGCTCTTATGAACGATGGTGATGACGTCCCCGCTTTGAACGTACTGCAGGGAGCGAAGATCCGCGGCCACATACGGCGTGACAATCTCGTAGGGGACGCCGCCAACCTTGAGTTGCACGCCATTCTTGATGACGCGCATGTACAGGTCGCCAAACTCCAGAACGTAAGTCTGCAAGGTGTTGAAGACAAACTTCACCAGGCGCACAGCCTTGGTGCTGTCTTTGACTTCCGTAACGAACCTTGTGCCAGGCCGATTGGCCACTCCGCCGTGACGCATCACGAGGAAGTTGCGGCAGGTCTGCAAGCCGGTCTGATACTTGATCTGATCGGCGCGACCATAGAGCGCCGGGGCAATCTCGCCGCCGGCAAAAGAGCGTTGAATCGTAGAAGGCATCAGCTAATGGTGAATCCGTTCGGGTAGATGGCGACTCCGCTGTCTGCCAGAACAGTGTTGGCTGCATACCCCCTGGCGTTCAAGAACTCAGTGTCAACATCGCGGCTTTGCTCGCTTTCGTTGCCGGCAATGCGCGCCGCCTGATCACGCTCTCCCATGTACGCCTGCATCGCCTGTTTGCGCAGGTTATCCATGGCCGACAGAGGCATAGCGATCTCCATGGCCAGCAGCCACGCGAGCGCCGAAACAAAGGTCGAGTCAAACTGTGCCGGGTCTTCAACCCGGGCGGTGTACTCAGCGATGGCGTTTAGCTGGTTGGTGAACAGCAGCCGGCCCTGCTCGTCGCGCCCAATGTCGTAGGGCTCGGGCGTCGTCTCGTTGCGTCCGGTCTTGGTAAGGATCCGCCAGATGGTCAGGCAGTCGGTCGGATAGCGGTAGGCATAGGCCCACTCGGTCGCCCATGCCGGTTCGCTGCCAGCCTGCTCAACGAGCGTCAGCGCCTTGAACACGCGAGCAAACGGCCAATGCACTTCGCGCAGCAGCCGGTCCCGGCACTGCTCATACAGCAGCTTGCACACCGCAGCTTCCTGGGTGGCCTCGTCGATTGAGGAGATGAAGTTGGACACCCCGATGCGAGCCAGGGCGGTGTTGCAGATTTGGACGACAGTCTGGGCCATAGAATAAGAAAGGGGGCGGGAGTTACCCCGCCCCCCTTAAGCGACGGGGACTCCCGCCGGGTGGTTATTTGCTGCGCTTGGGCTTCACCGGCGATGCCTCAAGCTCGAGATCCACACCTGGATCGTCGGACTCTGCAGGGGCATCCTGCACTACCTTTTGCTCAGTGGGCGCCTCGGGCACAGGGCCCAGAAGCTCCATCCACTTGTCGCTGAAGTAGCGTTTATGGGCCAAGGTGAGCTCCTCGCCGGGGAGCCTCACCTGGGATCCGATAAACCCGGTCCTAATGATGCGAACTCGGATTGCAGCCATACGCTTAGCCGATCACTACAGCGTCACTGTAGATCTTCACCGCGGTGACACCCTTGACCAGTGCAGCCTTGAACGTGCCTGCCGGCGAAGTCCCGCCCAAGGTGTACTTGAGGCGAAGGAACTTGCGGTAGTCACCAAACGGAACGGGCGCGATGAGCACCTGTCCGCCGGCTGCAGGCAGCGCGACCGGACCGTAGGTGGCAACGGTTCCGAGGTTCGAGCTGAACCCGGAGTCGTCTGCCGTCTCGATCTGGACGGTTGCAGTGGGCGAGGTGCCAGCCACCCCGGTGACGGTGACCTGCAGGTACAGGTCCTCGCCAACGCCGAGGTCGCGGGCCACATTAGATCCACCAGGACCGCTGTAAAGCGGGCTGAGGTCCAACGTGTCGGTGGAAGGCGTTGCAGCAGTGCCGATGACGGACTGCGCATCGCTGAACATATTTTGGCGGTCAAAGATAGCCATATTGTGTGCTTTCCTTTCTTGTTTTTGGATTAGGCCACGACAGCTTCGGTTTCCAGAATCTGATCGCAGGTCTGGATCGGGATGCCGCGGAACTTGGTGATAGGCTTGCCATCGAAGTTGTCGATGCTCAGTTGATTGCTGGCCTTGCTGAGCGCCTGGATGTCGAGCATTTCGCGCACCGTCCGGTTGCAGTAGAACACTGCCCGGCCCATGCCAAAGGCAGGAATGCGGTGAACGGCCTTGATCATCAACTTGGTGAGGTCTGCAGCGCCGCTTTCGGTGACCAGGTTGGACACGTCGATGTTGGCGACGCGAACAGCGTAGCGCCAGTCACGCACAGCGAGACCGCACTTCCACTGCCAGCGATCCACGAATGCTTTCATGCGGCCAGTGCCCACGCCCACTCCGGTCTGGATGAGCTGCTCGCCCAGATCTTCGTGCGTGAGGCCCGCCTTGGAGCCTTTCGGGTAGATCCCGCACACCGTGTTCTCGCCCCACACCACCAGCCAGATGGAGGTGTTGTCTGAGCCAGCGCCGCCGGCATTGAGGACGTTTTGACCGATGTTCCCGCTCAAGCTGTTGTAGCGAGGCGCAAGCCCCGTGAACACTTCGGGCGAGGTCGCGGCGTTCCCGTAGAACAGGTAGCCGGCCATGGTCTGGTTCATCGCTTCGATGAAAGCTTGAGCTTCGGACAGGCGGAAGCCTGCGTCGTTGCCGTTAAGCTTCACCAGGTCGACGTCCACTTCGGACACCGCCTCGAGCATCGCGCACTGTTCATCGAGCTGAGCAGTGGTCGACTTGCTGGAAGCGACACCTTCGTTGAGTCGACGAGCAGTGATCGTGGGGAGCCCGGTGCGCACCGTGGTGCGGTGACCGGTAGGAAGATTGCCTTCCTTCCACATCATGTCTTCGAGGATTGAGTTCTGTTGAGCAAGAAGCTCAACGATCTTGGGAGTCCTGCCATCAGGATCCAGACGCTTGGCGTGATCGGCAAGCGTTGCTACGTTAGATGAAAATACGGCCATAGGTTTGTTTTACTCTGAGGTTTTAGCCATGCCCGGGTAGAAGGCTTCGGCGAATGATTTGTGATCCTGCACGGGCTTCGATGCTCCTGTGATCATCTTGTCCTCGCGCATGGCTTTCCCAACCTTGGAAAGCAACCGGATCAACTCCGGGTGATTCCCTACACCAGATTGGTTCAGCATGTTTTTGAACTCAGGGGTTCCGAATTTATCCAACGCCGTTCGGGCGTCGGTAATGCTCGACTGCAGATTGGCTCCACCGATTTCTTTGTCGGCTTTCGCTTCCTCTGCCCACTGAGTAACCTTCTCTGAGATCATCGCTTGGGTCTGCTGCTTGGATTTTGACAACAATGCGTTGTCTCGCTCCACCAACTTCTGCGCCGCCTCCTGGGATAGCCCAAGCTCTTTGGCCATGGCTTTGACTTCATCCAGGTGAGTGGCATCCAGTGACGAGTTCTCGGGCAATTTCAGGTCGTACGCCTGTTGCTGAGACTGCGTCTGCTGTGCGCCGTCAGTTGTGCCTGCAGGTTGCTGCTGTGACGCTGGATCGTTGCCCTGCGCCTGCTGCGTCTGCTGCTGCTGGCCACCAGTTGCCTGGGTGCCTTGAGCGGGCGTCTGCTGCGTTTGCTGGGCCTGAGATCCGGCACTTTGCTGCGAGTCCTGTGGTGAAGCCTGGGAACCCGCGATCAATGTATCAGACATAGGTTTAAATCAACGTGGTGAGAAATTCTCAATGCTGGCAACAAGTTTATTCCAACTCGCCCTCGTGCGCCTCTTTTTGCATGAGCAGGTGCATGTCGAACGCCACCCGCTCGATGTGCTCCTGAAGCCGCAGGCCGACGTTGCGCTCCCCTTCCCGAAAGAAAGTCTCGCTGTTGCCGGTGAAGCTCGAGCGCCGGGCGCCGGTGCCGCACAGGATGCGCCAGATGACCCGCCTGCCGGAAGGTGTCTGCATGACGGCGCAAAGGTCTTCATCTTCCTGCCGGACTTTGCGTTTAGCCTTGGCGTCTGCCTCGGCGACTTTTTGCGGGTCTGCTGCGTTGCTCATTGGTTGGGTAAAGCTGCTCACTGTGAAAGGTAGATTCTCTGAGCGTCGAGGCCAGCATGCTGCCAAAGGAATTTTCCGTTTGCGCTAAGCAGGTGCTGCACGGAGCCAGACGCTTCGGGTCCGCTTCCTATTTGCACATCGAAATTGATCCCATCTCTTGATGTGGCAATCAAACTTGAGGAGCCACTGGTGCCGCCTACCAAGTAAATGCCGTTTGCATACGCCATCCCCCTACAAGACGCTGGTGCGGAAAACACAGCCTGCGTCCAGGTGACCATGTCGTAGGAATAATACGGCACAGCGGTACCATCAATAGCCCACCAACGGCCCTGGAACCGGTATATCCGGTCAAAGTTAATAGCTGACTCAAACTGCTGCCACGTCACCCCATCGTTTGAGTACAGTACTTTGCCGCCGTCTTCCGCAAATACACCAAGCGCAAAAAAGGTGCCTTCTACCTGATCAAGATTTCCTGCCTTGAATGAAGAGCCTCCCACTGACGGGAATGTGGGCGCCGTCCAGCTTGCAAGGCTTGTTGCGTAGTGAATAATGCTGCCGTCAAATATGTTTACAAATCGCTTTGCTGCATACCTTACGCCGTTGTATTGCAAGTCACTAAGCACTAAAAGAGCGTCAGTGTATGTCCATGTGACCATGTCAGACGACTGATAGAACCTTGTCCCCGGAGTGTCTGGTGGACCTCCTCCATAGCCGGTAAATGTAGCCGCAAGAATCCATTTACCTAACGCAGTGGAATACTCCACCGAGTTAAATGCTTGAAGGTTAAGCAGCGTCGTTGATCCTACAAATTTACTTTGCGGAATTTCGGTCCAGGTAATCCCGTCGACGGAGGTGATTGCGTAAACTCTGTCGTTGAAACTTTCTAAGACTTTGCCCACCGCAACATATCTGCCGTTGGCATACTTAATGTCATTGAAAGTCGGCCTAAAGGTGGTGCCTATGTATTCGTAGACTTTTTGCCATTGAATGTTGAACCCTGAAGGAGTGTCTGACTCATTCAGTGATATGCGCCCGCCATTCTCATTGAGCAGGTAGCCGCCGTCTTCGAGGAGCAAGAACCCGGTCGGCGCGGGCGCTCTGGTTGCTGGGATACCAAAGAGAAGCATGTCGGTAAATTAAACTGGTTCCGGCGCAACAAACTCACCGTTGATGTACGACCAGCCAATCCCTGCGCCAGAGGCCCCTACGGCGCGGACGTAGTACCCAGCAGGAGGAGCCCACGGCGTTTGTCCGTCCCACACTATGACGTTTTCCACAATGTTGGTTTCGGAGTTTATGAGGGCGTGTTTCATTGCTTAGAAGTAGGTTGTAATGATGGCAAGTCCGTCTGCGCCAGGGCCTCCAGCGCCTGATTCCGCTCCCGATCCAGTTGCCCCTCCACCACCACCGCCTGCTGCCGGAAAGCCTCCCGCCCCGCCATTCCCGCCATTAACTGTTGTTGATGCGCCGCCGCCGCCGCCGCCTGAGCCGCTTGCGATCAAGCCGTTTGCTGCGTTTGAATTAGCAGCCCCATTTGACCCGGCTGCCCCAGTAGCCGTGCCACCAATGCCGCCAAGAAAACCTAGCGCATTTGATCGACCGCCTGGTCCTCCTTGGAATGCAGCGTTTGCGGATGAAATTCCTCCACCTGCACCTCCGCCTGCACCTCCAAAATTCCATGGCACTACGGCTGCAATGGGTAGCCCAACCCCTCCAGAGCCTCCATTTGTCGCCGCCGCGCCGCCTGCGTTTGAATTTAAAACTGCAACGCCGCCTGTTCCTACTGTAAGGCTTCCCCCAACGCCACCACCGCCGCCGGTTGCAATGTAACCATCAAAAACCGTGTTTCCTCCGTTGTTTCCATTGTTCCCGTTTGCGGTTGCCGTTTGCGCTGCCCCTCCAGTTCCGCCTGCTCCAATCGCGACGGAAACCGTAGATCCTAAGGCTGACGCTGGAACGGTCACGTTAAGGTAACTTCCACCACCACCACCACCACCACCACAATGCACAACAGTAGTGGATACATCTTTTCGCCCAGATCCGCCGCCGCCGCCTGCCCCAAAAAGCTGAATGTTTACTGCGGTTGCGCCTGTTGGTTTTGTCCAATTGCCACTTGAGGTAAGCACTTGCACGTCAATTGGAGTCGACGGTCCCGCAGGACCCTGAATACCTTGAATCCCTTGAGCGCCGTCAGCTCCCGCGGGCCCTGCCTCGCCTTGAATCCCCTGAGCCCCGTCTGCACCTGCCGGGCCTTGCGCACCTTGAGGGCCTTCAATGCCAGCAACTAACAAGTCCCAGTAGCTAGAGTCCGTTGGCAGCGCCCCGCCACTGGAATTAAATTTGGCCAAGTAAATTGCGTTTTGGTAGGAGACAATGTCGTTGGCTACAACAAGTGGGTAGTAGTTTTCATACGCCCCACGCCACACTCCTGCGGCAAGCCCTGGCGCACCGTCAGCCCCAGCGGGACCTTGCGCGCCGTCTGCGCCGGCGGGGCCCGGCTCTCCCTGAGGTCCTTGAGACCCGTCGGCCCCTGCCGGGCCTTGAGCTCCGTCTGCGCCCGCTGGGCCCTGCGCTCCGTCTGCGCCGGCGGGGCCAACAGGTGATGTAAGAATCAAACTCCAAGGCGCGCCTTGTTCAGGATCCGCAGGCCCTGATGGGGCACTTGCCATGATGTACAACGAAGCGCCACGCGACACGACGTCGCCGATAACGTACGATCCGTTGACATCCCATTCCCCTCGCCATACGCCCACGAGCCCAGCGGCGCCCTGAGCACCTGGCGCTCCGTCTGCGCCCGGAAGGCCCTGAGCACCCGGCGCTCCGTCTGCGCCATCTTGCAAAGCCAAAATCCAGCCAAAGCCATTCCCTGGAGCTGGGGAATTTGCGGGAATGTGTCCTTGAGCAAGCCACAACGCGCCATCGTAACGTACTAAATCGTGCGCTTTGTAGGCGACATTAACATCCCAGTTTCCAAGGTATTCTCCGGCTGGGTTGCCTGGGTTGCCCGCCGGAATCGTAAGGTCAAGCGTCTGCGCTGCGCCCGTTCCTGTAATCGTCGCGGATGCTGAAGAGCCAGGCTCACCGGTTGTGACCGTGCCAATCGAAAGCGAAGCGTTTGCGCCGGGAACCCCCTGAGCTCCGGCTGGGCCCGCGACCCCTTGAATGCCTTGCGCTCCGACATCGCCACGGGGAATGGTCAGGCTGAGCGTCTGGTTAGGCGCGGTGCCTGTGATTGTCGCCGTTGCCGATGATCCGGCGGCGCCGGTGGTCACTGTGCCGATGCTTAGCGTATTTGCAGGGCCCGCTTCCCCTTGAGCGCCTGCAGCGCCTGCAGCGCCCGGGGCGCCGTCGGCCCCCTGGACTCCTTGCGCCCCCTGAATTCCAGCTTCGCCTCGAGGCAGTGTCAGGTTCAACGTTTGGTTGGGTGCCGTACCGGTAATCGTCGCGGAAGCTTCGCTGCCCGTAATCCCTGTCGTCACGCTGCCAATGGTTAGCGTGTTGCTGGGCCCTGGGGCGCCCGCCGGGCCCGCAACGCCCTGAGGCCCCGGAGGGCCGTCATATCCCTGAGGACCAACCGCGCCCCGAGGTAGCACCAGGTTGAGCACTTGCGTGGGAGAGGTACCCGTCAACGTCGCTGCAGCCTGCCCACCGGGCTCTCCGGTCGTGACTACGCCAATGGTCAACGCGTTGGCTGGGCCGGTGTCGCCTTGCGCCCCCTGCACCCCTTGGGCGCCTTGAATGCCTTGGCTTCCCGCCTCGCCTTGTGGAATGCTGAGATTCAGCGTCTGGTTGGGTGCGGTGCCAGTGATTGTCGCGGTTGCCTGCGATCCAGGCGCGCCGGTTGTGATTGTGCCGATGCTAAGCACGTTTGCCGGGCCTGTGTCTCCGGTCTGCCCCTTGAATTGCACTGCCTTGCCGCGGGCGCTGGCTCCATCCTGCACAATGTACACATCAGCGTCATCGCTGAGCGTGACAACGGGTTCAAGCTGCGTGAGTTTCTTGTCTTCTGGCATAGTAATTAAGCTGTTGGGATTCCGCCGGCGCCCATTGCGGCGCCCATGCGAGTAAGCAGTGAGTCGTTGCCCATGTCGGTTTCAGACAGGAGCTTCGCGCCTTGAGCGACCTGCTGCATCTGTGCGGCGCGCTCGGCTTGCTGCTGCGCCTGCTGGCGAGCCATGCGCATTTGCGCGACATCGTTGTCAGGACGCACAATCTTAGGTGGCACCCCGAGCATGTCACCGTACTCGTCGACCACCTGGTCCAGGTCGATCTTGTCGATGATGTCCGGCTTGGCCGCGGCAAGGTTGCCCACGAAGCCCACGAACCGCTCGAGGCCGGCAGTGGCGACGAGCTTCTGCGCCTGCGCCATGATGCTGATGTATTCGATCTTGAGGTCCATTCCCTGCAACTCTGCTGGAGGCGGCGGGATGAGCCCTTTGCGCGCCATGATGGCGAAGGTCCGGTCGATCAGCGGATCCAACAGGTCTTCGTTCTGCCGCTCGAGCACCGGGCCCAGCATCAGAAGCTTCTCCTCGTGGCGCTCTTCAACCTCCCGGGCGGTGATCTGGCGCCGGTCGGAGTTTGCCAACATCAGGAACAGGTCCTCGTAGAAGCAGCGTCGCACGCGGTTTGCTGTCTCGCCGATTAACGCGCTGAGCTCTTGCAGCGGCATGCGAACTTCATGCGCCGGCTGGAACCCGCCGCCGCCCTGCGTGGTGTCCACATAAGTGATGTCCCCGGGAAGCAGGCTCGCCTTCTTGTTCTGCATCGAGGTGGGCGCCGTCATTGGCGGGTTCACCATCTTGTCGACGCTTTGAATCATCCGCCGCTGCATCGCCTGGAGCTGCTGCACGTCGCCCAAGGCATCCATCCCGGGGGACTGCCCGTAAACATCTTCGCCAGTCAGATTCCACCGCGGCGCCATGATTGGGAACTCATCGAACCCGGACTCATCAAGAAGCTTGCCGTCGTCCGCTCCGATCTCCCAGTACACGCTGGCGAACCGCTTGTGCTTTGCCGAGAGCTTGTTCTCGTCGAACTCGGCGTTAGGCATCACCATGTGCGCCACGTCGATCCAGATTTCGTAGTTCTGCTGCTCGTACAAGTCCTTGACCCGCCGGCTCACGTTGTCGATGCCGAAACGCTCCACGAGCTGGCGCACTGTCATGGCCCACTCGCGCAGGAATGTGTCCACCGCGTGCCGGTGATTCTGCGAAATGCAGTAGGATCCGATTGGAAAGTTGTAGCAGCGGATGATGTCTTCGTCATCCTCGAGCACCGCCATGGCCGAAGTGCCGAACAGGCCCTGGTCGCAGTAGAGCAGTGGCAGCGCGTTATAGAGGTTCGACTTGAGAAAGATCGTGCGCATGCGGCGCGTGACATCGTCGAGCCAGGACTTCACCGGCCCGTATTCAGAAAGATCGGGATCCGGGGTGGACAGCGAGAACCAGGGGCGCGCTGGGGACGTGAGCCCAGACATCATGCCTGCCTGCAGGTTGCGAACCGCAAGCGTGGCTGTGGAGTCGATGATCTTTTTGTTTCGACGGTCGCCCTTGTTGCGCTCGCTAATCGTGAAGCGAGAGCGCCGCGGCATAACGTAGTCTGAGAGGTCGCGCCAGTGCGGCACGAAGCTCTCACGCTCGGTGCGCAGTGCTGCCCTGAGGCGCTCAAGTTTTTGCCGTGTGCTCTCGCTCATAAATTAGCCCCCAAGCAGCGTGCTTGCCGTCTTGGTTTGATCGGTCATTGGTGAGCTGCCTAGCCCGCTTGGCCCGGTCAGCAGCGTGTCGGATGCGCCATAAGCGGCCACCGCTTGCTTGCGCGCCTGGTTCTGTTTCGCCTTGGCTGCGGTTTGCTGTTCACCTGAAGCGGCCTGGCGCTGCTGTTCGTTGTATTGCTCTTCAACTCTTTTGCGCTGGGTTTCGGCCTGCTGCATTTGCTTGTCTGCAGTCTTTTCTGCCTTGTTGGCGGAATAAACCGTTGCAGCAGTGGTCGCCACAGTAGCCACAACAATGGCTGAAACAACAAAACTCATAATATGGTCGATTGGGTTGGAGGATTAAAATGTTGGTTGTAACAAACAGTGATTTCGTCGCCTGCAAAACCGCCACGCTTGCCGCTGATGTTTCGCAATGCAACTAGAACCACATCATTCCCAACACGCCGCGCTTCTGCATTGGGATCGCTCGAGTGATTAAGAAATCGCCCCAAGGGCGTGCGCTTGTCGCCGATACTGATCGGCCCAATAACAGTTCCGGCAGCAGCGCCCGAGTCGATGAATGTGCCCAGCCCTTCAATTGCTGAGGGACGTACTGTAGTCACCTGCCATCCGTCGGGCATTGGAATGCACAGCATCTCGTCTTCACTTTTGCGCCCGTCAATAAGCTGCGCGTAGTCCTTGCGATCCTTATCGTGTGCCGCGCTAAGCAGTTCCAGTATGCGCTCTTGTAAATCGCAAAAGCCTGCACTCTTGTCGATGAAGTGGTCTTCAATGGCGTCCACGTCCCGCAGCTCCGTTGCATACACGTTCTGCCAGACCAGATCTTCCAGCACGATTCCAAACTTTCGCCCGGGCTTGCCCGTAAACATGAACGGCGCTTCAAGCACCTGAGGGCCGTTATCCCCCATCACCAGCACCTTGCCCTGAAGCAGAATGTTGATGTGGTCAAACTTTTGGTGATGCCCCATGGCCAGCGTGCCGGCAGGAATGCGTACCTCTCGGATGTAAACGCCAGGACCAAAGTGGTGAACCACGGGACATTCAACCTGAGGCGCCTGCATCATTGCGCTTTCAAGCTCAAGCACAGGCAGCGCAGCGAGCGCACGCAGCGTCTCGTCGGCTTCAGTAAGAGTGGGCACAGTGGCGAGCATCTGAGTATCCATTGTTGAGCTCGACCTCTTGGTGTCAAGCGATGGCAAAGGGATCGTACTCGGTGGTCGCGTGCCCGCCGGCAGACAGGCTTGCCCCTGGGCCCCGGGTAGGCGCCACGGGGAAGGCAAACGTCAACGCCAGAGCATCGGCCACGTCCGGGGAGTGCAGGCCCCGGGCTTTCATCTCGTCCTTGCTCTCGAGCTGGAATTTGCCCGCGGCGTTGGCGTAGGTGTAGGTGGGCGCGCACAGCTCGGTCTTGAGGCTGATGTCGTCCGGGATAGCGCCCCCGGCCTTGAGCCACTCGTTCAGGTCCCACCACATCTCTGCGCGCTTGTTGGCAAACTGTGGCTTGGTCGGCACGCCCCCGAAGTTGACACCGACCACCGAGTGTCCGAGCTGCAGGAGCCGGTCGATCACGCCCTCGCCGCGGCCCGCGTCGATGAACACCGCGTCAGGCTTCCAGGTGGCGATGGTCTCAGCCACCTTTGCCGCCAGATCCATGTTGGAGAGGCCTTGGTAGGTCTGCGGCACGAACGAGGCCAGCCCTTGCCGGCCAAAGATCACCGACTTGTCGTCTCCGTACCGAGCGACGTCCACGCCAAGGATCCGCGGGGAATACTCGTACACCGAGGGATCCAAGTGCTTGCCCGCGGCAGCTTTGACGTCATCGAAGCTGATGAGCTGATTGGGCACTGAGGCGTTGAAGTCGTTGAGCATCTCTTGTTTGAACTTGTTCTCTCCCATAGTCTTGCGCATGGATTCAATTTCATCAGCCGGCAGCGCGTCGGTCTGGTAGCAGTCGTAGTTCGCCACATACCATTCATCATCGTTGAGCGCCTGAAAGTACATCTCGCTCAACAGGTTCACGCCCTTGACAGTGCCGATAAACAAAGCCCAGCCCTTTCTGTCCGCCAGCGTCGGGCGGATGATCTCGCCCCACACATCGGGCTTCATGTCTGCGACCTCGTCCAGGATCACCCCGTCCAGGTAGATCCCGCGCAGCGAGTCCGGGTTGTCAGCCCCGTACAGCGTGATCGTTGCTCCGTTTGGGAAGGTCACCATGAGCTCCGACTCGTTCACCTTGATCCCCATGATCTCCTTGGTGAACCGCTTGAGGTACTTCCACGCGATTTTCTTTGCCTGCTTTAAGAGCGGGGCAACGTAGGCAAACTGGGCTTCCGTCTTGGTAGTCTTCAGGGCGGCATGAATGAGGGCCATAACGGCCATGACGGTCTTGCCGCCACGCCGGTGTATGACGACAACAGAGAATCGCTTGAGGTTTCGGTGGACTCGTCTCTGCCATGGCCTGGGGTCGTAACGTAGGTCAATCCTCGTCGTCATGGATCGGAGGGTCATCCGGGGCGCGCTCGATCCCGGTGACCACTTCGATCTTGATTGGGGCGCCGTCGCCACCAGTGATCTGGGTGGGCAGGACCTTTGCCAGGAGGGCGCAGAAGGTCCGTGGATCGAGCCGTGCGATGCTCTCGAGGTACTCCACTCCGCCGGCGCGGTGATAAGCCTCTAGGATCCCGTCCTTGAGCGACAGGCCCAGCTTATTCGGCGTGCCCTTCTTGCGCCCTCCTGTTTTGCGTCCCTTTGCCATAAATCTAGTTTGTCTACTTCAGATGCTTAGGGCCACTGGAAATACAGGACCACCCCGTCCCCCTCATTGTCGAGGACTTCCACCGCGGTGATGTCCTTGTCTACAGCGCCAACGGCGTTTGCGATCTCGCCGACGTCATCCAGGATCTCGTCCCGGATGTCGGAGAGCACTGAGCTCATGGCCGACAACAAGCTCGCCGGAGACTGTTTAGCCGACTTCTCCTCCCTCCAAATGCGGATGGTGAAGTCGTCGATCTTGAAGCGAGTCATGGACTCGGTGAATGCGGGGACGCGAGTAGTTTGTGCCATGTCAACCAGTGTGCCGCAGTGGTGCGAAAATCGCAACGGAGAAGCGTGTCTACGCCAATGTCTACGCCAATGTCTACACCGGTTTTGAGAACTGTAGACACGCAACCGTCACGCTTTGAGGCGATTGCAACTTGTCTACACTGTCTACACTTCCCGGAGCAACATTTTAAAAATCTCAAAATTCCATTGGGGGTACTACACCCCCTACCCGTTCTGCGTTCTCAGGTATTTATCAAAAAGAAGTGTAGACAGTGTAGACAGTGTAGACAGAGCTGTAGATCAGTGACTTGCGTGTCTACACTTGTGTCTACACTAGTCCAAAACGAAGCAAAACCAGTGTAGACACGCCGGATTTGGGCATGAAAAACCCCGGACATCCCACTCGGGAGCCGGGGCCCATTCAATTCCCCCCACCCTAACACCCCGTTAGGTTGGTTGTTTACTGAGACTCGAAGTTATCCGGTACTCCTTATGAGTCAACCCCAGAGCTTGGGTCACCTCCACGGCGTGCTCTTTCGAGCGAAACACCGTAGACCAGTCAGGCCGGGCGCATGGCACCCAGTATGTGCGCTCCCCTTCGATAACCAGCCAGCAGCCGGTGTCGCGGTGCTGGATCCGCAAGCGGACTGTCGGCACGGGGGCTTGGGGGGCCTGGCGCCGGTCCCGGATGACGTACTCACGCGCCATGGGGCAAATCCTCGTGCATCTGGACTTCAGCCTTTGCCATCTTTCTGGCTTTAAGCTTCGGCCATCCCATGCGGGCAAAAACATGCCCGTAAAGTCGAATGGCTTCCATCTTGGCATGCCTTACGCCTGCGGCCACTACCACTAACGTCTCTTCGTGTCCACTCACGCTGACTTCATACTTGCTCATGCCCGCACCTCCTTCATGAAGTCGAATGTCAGGTGGTTCCGTATCCACTCCGGGATCCGGTTGCTGAAAAGCGATTCCGCGGTGCTCAGCTTCTTTACCAACTCCAATTCTTCTTCCTCGTACTCCGCAAGCTCCTCCTCAAGGTCGTAGATCTTGTCCTTCAGGTTGCGAATCTCGCGCCGGACCTCTTTCAGCTCCGTGCTGCAGTCTTCCTCTGTGATCGCCTGGCGTGCGTCGTGCTCATCGCAAGCAAGCACGGCAATGTCGCCCAAGTGGAAAACCATTGCGTCAACAGCATCAGCCCAGCACTGAATGCGCTTGGAAGCGACGTCCCAATTAGCTGACAAGTACCCCTTGTTTGGCTGTTCAGTGCGAATCATGGTCGCACCTCCCTTCAACCGCGGCAATCAAAGCGTCAGCTTCTAGCACTGCTCCACAAGGCTCAAAACACGCAGCGCGGTCACTGCCGGTTTGGCGCACAAGCTCAATTTCTGGGTTGGCCTCCCAAGCCGCGTAAATCATCGCCGCAATCTCCAGCCGGCTTGGCTCGGGGCGCGTCAACAACGCACTGAGTTTTTCTTGGCAACGCTCTGCAATCCTTTTCCAATGCGCCTGTTCATTTTGGGCCTTTCTTAAAACGAGAACAATCCACTCAATGCGCTCGCTAAGATCCATGTCCCCCTTTTCCGTTTTGTTCGGTACGCGGTACTCGTCAAGTTGCCGGTGAATGTTTAGTGATAGGTTTGTTTCCTCTGTCATACTTGTGTTGGTTAGTTGGTTGGTTGGTTTGTTCTCAGACAGCTTTTACGACCGAAGCCTCGGTCTCCTCGTACGGGACGCCAATCATGGCCACCAGGGCTAAGCGCGCCTCGGACTCCGACTCAGCCTGGATAATCCAGCGCCGGAACGGACGGAAATCGCACTCGACTGCGTAAGTGAGCATGCGGGTCATAGTGTTACCCCCTGCTCATGAGCAACGGCGCGAATTTTTCTAATCAAGGAAGATCGGGTCACATTCCCGACCTTTGCCGGCATCCGCCGGAACATTACCGCGTCATGCAATAGATCCAAATTGCCGCCACATTCGTAGATTCTTGCGTACTTTTCTGCAGCGTTTACCTCACGCTTATTAAGCCTTGGAGTAAGCAGTGACATGTGGCCAATCATTTGCCCCCCTTTTTGAAAGCAGCAGCCGCCTGAAAAGCAGTCTGCACAAACGTCTTTGTCAGGTCGTTGTGGCAGTTTCCCGCAATGGTGATGGACGCCCTGCGGCGCATCGCGTTGTTCCAAAGGATGGTCGCCGAATGCTCGGACAAAGCAGCCGGCCCCGTTGCGTGGCATTCGTCGCATCCGACAAGCCACTGATCGTCGTCTTTTACGCATGCCACGTTTTCGCTAAAGCAAAAAGGGCAGATTTCTGGTTCGTGTTTCATGTGTTGTTTGGTTGGTTTGTATCACTAGCGCCGCCCACTCTATTCCACGACATGCCACTGTCAACATGGAAAAGCATGGAAATGCGTGGGAAATAAAAAGCCCCGGCAAACTGTTGGCCTGCGGGGGCTTATGGCGCGTTACTGTGTTTTGGCTGCGTCTATTGCGCGCTGTTTTGCGGCCTTTGCGTACGCCATCACTTTTGCGCTGACTTCTTTGCGCTGCTCCGGGGTAAGCGACTCGCGCCACTTTTGCGCAAAGAGTCGGGCCTGTTCCCGGATGCGTTCCCTGTTTCGCTCTCGCCACGCCAGGCGGGTCTTCTTTTGCTGCGCTTTGCGCTCCTCGGCTGTCAGCGCAACCTTTGGCGCGGGCGCTGCCTTTGATGGTTTGGGCGCCTTCGGTGGCTTCGGTGGCTTGGGCGCCTCTTGCACCGGCTCAGGTTTGGCCTCCGCGGGCTTTGCTGCCGCCGCTGCTGTGCGCCGGTTGTAGTAGTCCCCGTCGTCAATGCCGCGGCGCTCTTTCCATTCTTGAAACGCTTTGTTGATTGCCGCCTGCGTGCCAACAGAGATGTGGATCCCCATTGGACCGCTGGCGGGAATAAGACCCTGCGCATGCATCTGGCGCTGCGCCTCGGATCTCATCTGTTACCTCCGATCCGCTGAATCTCCCGGGTGATGAACCAGATCGCTTTTCTGTAATCCTGCTCGGTGGGCGCCCCGTCTTTAAGACCGGCCCGCCAAAGGTACTTGATGGCGTTCCCGACGTTCAGCGGCATGTGCTCGATGATCTCGATGCACTCGACCCCGGACGGGTGTGAGTTATAGTGCGACGGGTTGCTTACCTGATCGTCAG